CATCAAAAACCGCAGCTGAAACTGCAAAGACGGCAGCGGAAACAGCGCAAGCTGCGGCAGAGGCGGCACTCGACAATTTCGATGACATCTACCTTGGAGCGAAGTCGAGCGATCCAACGGTTGACAATGACGGCGCAGCTTTAACTGCCGGGGATCTGTATTTCAACACCTCGACAAATCGAATGCGGGTCTACAGCGGTAGCAGTTGGGCAGACGTTGCGCTCGACGCTGCAACAGTCGTTGCCAAAACTTCCGCAACCGGATCGGGTCAGCTCCCGGCAGGAACCACAGCACAGCGCGATGGTTCACCTTCAGCGGGGATGATTCGCTACAACTCAACGACAGCCGGGTTTGAAGGCTACGGATCAGCATGGGGCGCAATTGGTGGGGGCGCGTCAGGCGGGAACGGTGAGGCGTTTGTCTTTGAAAATGAAATTACCATCTCTGAGGATTACACCATGACGACAAATTTTAACGGCGTGAGCGCGGGGCCTCTCGTTATTTCGGGAACCATAACCATCCCTAGCGGATCAACTCTGGTAATCGTGTGATGGGATCTATAAACGTAAATTCTATCGACAAAGAATCAGGCTCAACGCTTACGTTGGGTGGGGCAGGGACAACCGTTGCAGTTCACGCATCTGCTACGACTTCTGGATTTGATAGTGGTCTTGCTTCGGTGCAAACCTTTACTTCAAGCGGAACGTGGACAAAGCCGTCTGGCATTACAAAAATAAATATAACAATAATTGGTGGGGGAGCAGGTGGAGCAGGGGCGACTAATCAATACGGCGCAGGGTCGGGCGGAGCAGGTGGAACAGTAATTAAATATGCTCATGATGTTTCTTTAATTTCAACCGCAACAATAACAATAGGTTCTGGAGGTGTGGGAGCACTCTCTGCGGTTGGTACTGATGGGGGCAATAGCACTTACGTTGACACATCTTTGACTTTAACGGCGGGCGGAGGAGATAGCGATCAAGTTTCCCATGGTTCTGCATCTGGTGGCGATATAAACCTTGTTGGGGAAGCCGGAGATTGTCCTCATTTTTATGGTTATAACTTAGGATCAAAAGGCGGAAGCACAATATTAGGTGGCGGTGGAGAAATGGCTTATTACGAATTTACCGGTCGAGATGCAGTTGGATATGGTTCCGGAGGTGGCGGGGGCGGTAGACAACAAGGAACAGGCGGTTCGGGAGCAAGCGGAATTTGCATTATTGAGGAGTACAAATAGATGAAATACGCAATCGTTAACTCTGGCATCGTTGACAACATCATTGAATGGGATGGCAGTTCTGAATACAACGTAGACGGCGTTTTTATTGAAGCAGATGCTAACGCATATATCGGCGGTGTTTACGCTGACGGCGCATTTGTAGCACGACCGCCCGAACCCGAACCAGAACCAACTCAAGCAGATTTAGATCGTCAAAGTGCAAGAGATAAATTGTCCGCACTAGGTCTTTCTGACGCAGAAATTAACGCACTGTCAGGAGGTCTGTAATGTCCAGTCTACTTAAAGCAAATTCAATATCAGCCGCGACAGGAGCCACGGTCACGATCCCATCAGGCACGACTCTCGACATTGCATCGGGTGCGACGATTGCAAACAGTGGAACTGCTTCTGGGTTTAGTAGCGGGTTTGTTTCTTATGCTCTTATTTGCGATCAGAAATCATCAGGCACTGCCGGAGGCACATTTGCAAATGCTTTGTGGCGAACCAGAGATTTGAATACAAAAATTGCTGACCCCGATGGCATTGTTTCAATTTCAAGCAATCAATTTACTCTTGGAGCGGGTTCATATCTTATAAAGTGGTCTGCGCCCGCCGCAAGAGTTGGTAGGCATAAAGCGGCACTTTATGACGTTACAGGAACAGCGTACATCGAATATGGAGATGCACGATGGGGTGATACTTATGACGGTGAATCTGATCCTTCGACCGGAATGGCGCGAGTAACTCCTAGCGGGTCTAATGTTTACGAAATACGTCACCATTGTGCAACTGGGTACGCAACTTATGGGTTTGGGTTCGAGGGTGGTGCTGATACTGGTAACGTTGTCGAAAAATACACTTTCGTCGAAATTTACAAGGAGGCGTAATGGACATTAGTCTTTGCATTATTCATTTAGGTCTTAACGCCAATCAATATCGATTAAGCCAGTCAAACACTCCGCATGAGATTATTGAGTGGAGTGGTTCTGATCCGCAACCAACACAAGCAGAACTAGAAACAGCATGGTCTGAAATTGAACAAAGCGGGTATTTACAAAAAGAAGAAGATTATTCAAGAGCAAGAGCCGAAGCATATCCATCTTGGCAAGAACAAATGGACATGATGTTTCACGATCAAACAGAAGGCTCACGCACTTGGTTAGATGCCATTGAAGCCGTCAAGGAGGCATATCCTAAATGAGTGAAGTAAAAGTTGACACGATCTCCGAAAGAACTTCTGCTAATGGAGTTGTTGTTGATGGGGTCACAATTAAGGACAGTGGGCTAACGATTCCTAGTGGTGGAACGATTACTAACAACGGTACGGCTAGTGGGTTTGGGTTATTTACAAGTTATGCAATTATTTACGATCAAAAAACAGTAGGTACGAATGGCGGAAGTTTTACATCTGGAGCATGGAGAACAAGAGATTTAAATACTGTTCATGCTGATCCAGATTCAATAGTAACTCTTTCTGCCAATCAATTTACTTTAGGTGCGGGAACATATTGGATTGAAGCATTTTCAACTGCGGCTTATATTCAACAGCATCAACTTGCAATTTATGATGTAACTGGAACTACGCTTTATCCCGGAATAAATAATTTTAGTCAAACTGGTGGAGATCATTGGGGATCTGTAATTGTCAGTATGAGACATACTGCTTCTGCGTCTAATACTTATGAATTGCAACATAGGTGCAGAACCACAAAGACTAGCACTTCTGCGTTTGGCATTTCACATGGTGGTTACTGGTCGGATACTCCAGACATTTATTCCGTAGTTAAAATTTTTAAAGAGGCTTAATCATGGATATTAATATTTGCATTAACAGATTAGGTCTTAATGGAAACCGCTACCGACTTAATCAGTCTAATCCTCCACATTATTTTATTGAGTGGAGTGGATCAGACCCACAACCAACAGAAGCAGAACTGCAATCGGCGTGGGATTCTTATGTTGCCGAACAACCCGCTACCCAATACCAACGTGATCGACAGGCAGAGTATCCGTCTATTGACGAATTGATCGTTGCTCTATGGGAAGGCGTGGTCGAAGAACGCATGGCATCTGTTACTGCGTTGGAAGCGGATCGACAGGCGGTTAAAACAAAGTATCCGAAACCATGATCAAAGCCTTCGCGCTGACAGCCGCCTTGATAGGCGGTTTTTTTTCGTCTGCACATTCGCAACAACCGATGCCCAAGGGTATGTATGAGTTCGCCGCTCCAATGACGTTTATGTGTGTCGACTCGTTCGTTCGGATGATGGAGATTCTTGAAAAAGATTACCGCGAAATCCCGATGGTGATTTCGCACCTCACTCCATCAATGAGCATAATTCTTTTTGTCAATCACGACTCAACCACAAGCACCGTTGTCGTAACGAAGCGCACCAAAGAAAAAGAACAGGCTTGCATAGTTTTCGGTGGTGCATCTAACGGCACTTCGTTTTCGTTAAACCCTAACCCAACCTTTCCGGTTGAAGCGAACTTTGAAGGTTGACAGACATATCTGAAAAAGAAATCGGGCGGCTCATTGAAAAGGTTGAATCAACCGAAAGAATGATGCACGAGATGACAACAAGAATGACAAATCTTGAGGCGCAACTGCATACCCAAAGAGGCTTGGGGATTGGATTGTTAATTGCAATTACCACAGTTACAGCATCTGGCGCTTCGCTTATCACGAGGTGGCTAAACGCATGAATATCCCAACCTATTTAATCGGCGCAATCATTTTTCTTGTCGGTCAAACGACCGGCGCGATTTGGTGGGCGTCATCACTTTCAGCCGAAGTCGAAAGGCTCGGTGGAATACAAGGCGGTCAACACACCGCTCAGATAAACGCTCTTCAAGAAGATGCACAGAAGTGTCAGCTTGAAATTCATAACCTTCAGAAACTTGTAACAGATCAAGGCAATCTGGCAACGGCTATCAAAAGCGTTGACGTAATGGAATTTCGCCTTGAGTCAATCGAGCAGATGCTCGACAAAGTTCTTGCTACAAAAATTAGATAAGGAGATAAAAGTGCCAAAAGTTGGAAATAAGAAGTTCCCTTACACGGCAAAGGGCAAAAAAGATGCACAGTCATACGCGAGCAAAAATGCAAAAAAAGCTAAATCAAAAAAGTGAATGAAGATCTTTGAACACAACCACGCCAAAGGTAAATATTGGCAGCACGCAAAAAGGGCCGGGTTTATCTCCGGCCTTTTTATTGGTAGCGGAGTAGTCGGGATAGCTCATGCCGTTTGCCCGTGGTTCCTCCCTGAGTTTCTGACTGAGGCAAACAAACGGATCTCAAAAGAGCTTGATCAAAAACTTTGTGAATGTCCGGCTGATGATTGATCCCTATAAAGGTTTGAACGAATGGCTCAACGAGCTTGATCAAAAAACTAAAAAAGTATTCTTTATCCTTATTGTGGTTGGGTTTGTCCTAATGATTTCAGCTTGCTCGTCAATGAAAGAGATGGCGTGGACTTCGGGAGCTGCACTCGCTACCGGCGCCGCAGCTTCAGTTGTGACCGGCACCTTGCCGGCAGTCGCAGCCGGAGCTGCTGCCGGGGGTCTTACCGCTGCGGTAATCTCTGACGCACCCAGTTCATTGCCGTCAGCTCCAGAACAGGCGACGAGCGGGTGGGGCGCACTGGCGGTGTTGTTCGCCACTAGTGGCAAATGGCTCGGGATCTGCGCGCTTGCTTTCATCGTTCTTGGTTGGTTGGTGCCTTCACCCTTCAAGCTGAATAAGCGTGACACCAAGACTGGTTGAAGTTGTTTGGGAAGATATTGCCCAAGATGCGTCTTGGGCGACTGACACAGATTGCGTAACGGTCACTAGCGTCGGCTATCTGGCTGAAGACAGCGAGAAGTATCTTAAGATAGGTGGGTCAATCACAGAAGATGGAGACATTGCCGGAATTCTCGCTATGCCAAAAGGCTGCGTAATTCTAGTCAAATTTCTGTCGAGAGAATCGACGCCATAATAGGTGACCCATGAACACCGAAAATTATCCTCAAACTATTTTTGAAACCCCCGGACTCTGCACAACAATAATGAAAATAAACCCGAATCCCATTCCCCCGGCGGGGCAATTCCATTCGCAGCTAATGAGCGCAAAATCGAAAGCTCAAGTAATCGACATCCTTTGCGCCCGAGGTTCTGCCGCCGGATGGTTCTCGGATATGCCTGACGGCTTGTTTGATAAGCTCGATCAGATGCGTCACACCAAAGGTGAAGCTGCGTAAAAGTTGTGACCAAAGTTGTGACCAAAATAGAACAGCCCCAAGCAGCTCCAAGCAGCTCCAAGCAGTTGCAACTTCTAG